ACTATACCATTTCATCATATAAATTGGATTAATATATATAATGTTAAATATACAATTGTTATATATATAAATTTATAAATGGTTAAATCGTGATCTTTAGTTATTTCTAGACCTATATTATTCACATCTATAATTTGGGAACAATTTAAGAATAATAAATCATACCATTTCATTTATATTTACCTATAAATAATAATCTTTTATATATTATTTCTTTATTTCTCGATAGCACGTTGTAGTTATTGTTCCAGCGCTACTGGTTATGGTACATTTAATGGTTGTATATAAATAATCATAACGAATTTCTGTTTTAGTTTTCTTTAGATTTAAAACTTTTCTATCTTTTAAGTATTTATATATATTTTCTTTTATTTTTTTACATGTTTCTGCATTATATTTTTTATCATAATAATTATTTTTAACATATACATATAAATTAAAATCTGTGAAAATCCTTAAAAATCGTTGAATATTTGCTTCCATGTAATTTGCCTTGAAATATTCATGATTTTCCATTGCTTTTAAATTGATCTTTATGTTATTTTCAACAATAATACTCATTTATTTATTATAAATATTTAAAATTCTTGCCGAAGGATCAATATATACCAGCGAATTATCATTGATAAATCTAGGTTGCCAATATTTTTTTATAATTGACAATCGGTTTATTCCAAAAAATGATATAAATTTTCGTTTATAATAACTCGCTTCTTTTGTTGGTGCAATATCTATCTTCTCATTTTTCATATAATTCTCAATGATCGCAAACCAAGATTTTTTTTTACTTGAAATCCCGTCACTAAACGCCTCTTTAGTTCGATATAAACAAGATTTACTTAAATAAGTACCATCGTCAAATGCGCGTCGCAATAAATATTTTTCACAGTTATTATAAGCAGGCATTCTTATATTTGCTGGTATTTTCCAATAATTTTTTACAAAATCAATATCTAAAAAGGGAACTCTTGCCTCTAATCCAAATCTCGCTAAACATCGATCCAATCGTCGACAATCATATAAATGGATTTCTTTTGTTAAATCCTTACATGCATTATCAAATTCGGTTTCATTTTTTGCATAATAATTAAACATATAACCTCCTAAGACCTCATCAGAACCGTCTCCATTAATAATTACTTTAATATTTGTATTTTCTTTAATATATTTACTGATTAAATATTGACCACATGATGCGCGAATGGTGGTTATATCATATGTACAAGTTGTATAAATAACATCATCGATTATTTTTAATGCATCTTCTTCTTTAATAATAATTTCGGTATGATCGGAATTTATAAATTCGGCAACTTGTTTAGCATAAGGCAAGTCCGTAGATCCCTCGAAACCAATGGAAAATGTTTTAATCTTTTTCGGATATACTAATTTGGATGCAATGGAACAAATGATACTCGAATCCAATCCCCCTGATAAATAATAACCAATTTCGATATCACTGTCAGTTATTAATCGTCTTTTTACTGCAGTTATTAAAGTTTCTTTTATATTATTTAAATAATTATCTTCTTCTCTTTCTATTCCTAAAAATGGCTCTTGGATCGTATCATAAATACTATTATTTTCATAAAATTTAAAAAATTTATATTTATAATCATAAATACACATCGAACCACATGGAAATTCCTTAACATCCTTAAAATCATACGGAATACCTTTAAGTTCAGAACTGAAGATAATATTATAATCTTCAAATGAATAATATAAAGGTCTAACACCAAATATATCTCTCGATGCAACTATTTTAGATATTTTATTGTTCTCCAATTCAATTATAATAAATGCAAATTCGGCTTTCAAATCATTAAATATAATTTCCTTAAATACATCAAAACTATAATATTTATATAAATATAAAATAGTCAGGCAATCAGCATTCGATGCAATGGAAAGACTATATTTATAAATCAAATCCTTGAAATTATAAATCTCTCCATTGCAAATTAAAATAAGATTATTATCATAATAAGGTTGCATGGCGGTCAAATTATTTTCATTGATAGCAAGCCGATGAAATCCAATTACCGCATCATCAATTGATATATATGCAGACGCATCGGGACCTCTATGTGATATTTTAGTGAAATAATTATAATAATCTTTTCTTTCTCGCGATATATACGCCCATATACCGCACATATTTTTTAATTATATTAATAATTTAAATGCTTAAATTGCTTTTTCTTATAAAAATAAAAAATTGATTAAAAATTATATAAATCATTAAATCAATTATTATAATTAATGGAACTAGAAGATAGTTTTGTATGGGATATTCTCGATACTTATTTTATTAAAGGTAATTCTCGCGAAACTATCAGTCCATTAGTTAAACATCAAATTGACAGTTATAATAAATTTATTAATACAACTATAAGTCAAATTGTACATAATTTTAATCCTATTCGTATCAATACTATCAATAAAAACAATGACATTGACAGTAATATCCAAAAGATTTATATTAATGTTTTACAACCTTCTCTCACGAAACCTACCTATCAATTACCTGACGGAAGTCAAATAATTATGACACCAAGTATCGCAAGAACTAACAATCTTACTTATTCAAGTTCATTATTTGTAAATGTTCATATTATTATCGAAATTTTAAATGAAAATGGTATCTCATCGAAGATTGATAAATATGTAAATAATGTTTATATTGGCAAAATTCCTATCATGGTTCGTTCAAATGCATGTGTTCTATATCAGACACCCGGCATTGGCGATGCGAATAATAGTGAATGTCGTTATGATTTCGGTGGTTATTTCATCGTAAATGGTAATGAAAAAGTGCTTATTATGCAAGATCGAATTAATGAAAATGATACATTGGTATTTATGCCCAATAATAATAACGATGGTATTTATGCTGAAATCAGATCAATGAGTGATAGTTCTTATTTGCCACCGAAAACTACAAGTCTTAATATGATTGGTAAATTAAATCATATGGGACGTAATATTCGCATGAATACATCCTTTATTCGAACTGAAATTCCTGTATTTGTAATGTTTAGAGCATTAGGTATTATTAGTGATAAAGAAATTATTGAACATATCGTACATGATATTGATAATAAAGATAATCAGCGAATTATTGCACAATTAATGGCGTGCTGTGAAGACGCCGTTGATATCAATACGCAAGAACAAGCGGAAGAACTATTAATTAAAAATATGGCAGGTATTAATAAAAATACAACAAATGCATTGAAAATTTTACGTGATAATATTACAAACGATTTCTTACCTCATGTAGGCAAGAATTATAGACGTAAAGCATTATATTTAGGTTATATGATTTGCAAAATGATACGCATTTATCTTGAATATGATGAATATGATAATCGCGATTCGTATATGAATAAGAGAATTGATTCTCCCGGTGTATTAATGAGTAATCTTTTCCGACAATGTTATGGAAAAATGACAAAAGAAATTAAAGGATTAATTGAACGTGAATTAAATTTATGGCGATCTAATCATTCATGTATCACTACTGATATCATTACTGATAATAATATTCATCGATATTTCAAACATTCTTTATTGGAATCATGGCTTAAATACTCATTATCCACGGGTAATTGGGGGATTAAAAGCATTGGAAGTTTTCAAAATATTCGACAAGGTGTATCTCAAGTATTAAATAGAATGTCGTATGCAAGTACGTTATCACATTTAAGAAGAATTAGTACTGCAATGGAGAAAAATGGAAAATTAGTACAACCTAGAAAATTGGATAACTCGCAAATTAATATGATTTGCCCTGCAGAAACTCCTGAAGGGGCATCCGTGGGGTTAGTTAAGAATATTGCATTAAGCACAAATATTTCGATTGCAATGAATAGTACATTTATTCGTAATATTCTCGTAGAATTAGGAACACAGATTTATGATGACAGTTATAGTTATGTTATTGAAAATAATGAAAAATGGCACATTGAGCCCGAAACTATTAAAAATAGTAGAATGAAATCGTCGAAATTCTTAAAAGAAATGGGCAATCGTTCCAATTGTTATGTTCAAATTAATGGTGATATTATTGGATATCATACGAATCCAAATGAATTATACAAAACTCTTAAACATTATAAGAGATGTGGTATTATCTATCCTATGACGGCGATCGTTTGGAATATTCTTAAACGAGGAATTATTATTAGCACAGAAGCCGGAAGAATGTATAGACCGCTATTGATCGTTGATTATGATGAAAATACACATAAATCTGAATTAAGAATTGTAAAAATTTTGCGAGAAAAAAATATGACTTGGAATGAATTCATTAAAGATAGATCATTCGAATACTTTCTAGCACCGAATACAAGTGATAATGAAGAAGGTATTATTGAATATTTAGATTGCAATGAAATTAATCATGCAATGATTGCAATGAATTATAATGAACTTTATAAAATACCAAAAGGCAATAGTATGCCAATTCATTATACAAATTGTGAAATTCATCCAAGTTTAATGAATGGCATTTTAGGTGTCAATATTCCTTTCAGTGATCATAATCAATCTCCACGTAATTGTTATCAATGTTTAAATGAATATGAAAAAGTCATGTTAAGCAATGGAAATATGAAATTGATTAAAGATATTAAAGTAGACGACGAAATCATTTGCTTTAATCCGATAACTAAGAAAACTGATATTACAAAAGTTATTAATCATTATAATAGAATCACAAATAAAGTAGTTTATACCATCAAAATTGTTTCTGGCAGAACTATCACAGCAACGTATGATCATAAATTTATGACCAATCAAGGTTGGGTACAAGTTAAAGATTTCGATGAAACCATTAAATTGGGAATTATTATTAGTCCAGAATATGCAGATAATACCGATATATCAAAAATTGTTAATATCATTAATAGTTATAATCTGGAAATTATCAACAATCCCATGTTTAAAGAACTTAAAAATGATCATTATTATATGCCAGTTATTGCTCGCATGGCTGGTTATTATTCTGAAAATAATATGAATTTCGTAAGCACAAATGATCAAATTGCATTTAATAATGACGCTATTTTAATTGGATTTACAGATGGATATTATGATAGTAGACTAAAATTATTCTTATCTTATGTTCTTTCTGATATTGAAAATTGGCTACCATATTCAAGTAGTCTGGTTATTCGCGAGTTTATCGCTGGTTATTTCAGTACTTACAACCATGACTCGAATAAATATTATAATATGGTCAATGAAATTTTAAATAAATATCAATTACCATATGATTGGACTACAAGTAATAATGCAATTATTAGTAAATATTATAGCTTGTTCGGTATTCGCTATAATACGAAGAAATTAAATAGAATTGCCACAATTTATGAATATGTTCAATATAATCTAGAAAAATATAAGAGTGATATTAAACTTCCTGATTATACTTTAATGGAATTCAAACAAATAATCAATATTACTGGTAATCTAATGTTTATTCCATTCTTAAATATGTATATTAATACTAATAATCGAATTTCTGATTTAACTATTGCCAATAGCGATTATCACAGTTTCATCGGCGGCAATGGATTTGCCGTTAGTAATTGTGCTATGGGAAAACAAGCACTAGGTATTTATATGAGTAATTTCAATAATAGAACAGATACCATGGGAAATATCATTAATTATCCACAAAAACCAATTGTATCAACTAAATTATCTAAATATACATATAACAATGAATTGCCATCGGGCGTAAATGCAATTGTAGCGATTATGACCCATACGGGATTTAATCAAGAGGATAGTGTTATGATTAATAAATCTGCACTCGATAGAGGATTATTTACAAGTACTTATTATAAAATTTTCAGAGACCAATGTACTAAAAATCATAGCTCTGGTGAAGAAGAAATATTTATTAATCCTAAAAATTTATGCGAAGTTAAACCATATTCTTATGATAAATTAGGCGAAGACGGATTTATTCCTAAAAATACATATGTGGATAATGGAGATATTATTGTTGGCAAAGTGATGCCCCGTAAAGTAAAAGGCAACATTACCTATCAGGATAATAGTATTTATATGAAATCAAATGATGATGGTTATATTGATATGAATTATACAGGAACGAATAGCGAAGGTTATAAATTCTGTAAAATTAAAATCAGAAAAAATAGAAAACCCGAAGTTGGTGATAAAGTTGCTTCGCGTTCTGCACAAAAAGGAAGTATTGGAATGATTTATGACCATAAAGATATGCCATTTACTAAAGATGGAATTGTGCCCGATATTATTATTAATCCTCATGCTATTCCATCTCGTATGACAATGGCACAATTGATGGAATGTATTATGGGCAAGGTTAGTTGTTTCATTGGTGCATATGGCGATTCGACACCATTTACTAATTGTACAGTAGAAGATATTGCAAAGAATCTTGAAAAAACTGGATTAGAAAAACATGGAAATGAAATTATGTACAATGGTAGAACTGGAGAACAGATTAAAACAGAAATATTTATCGGACCCACCTATTACCAACGATTGAAACATATGGTAACTGATAAGATTCATTCAAGAGGTAGTAATGGTCCCATTGTGATGCTAACGCGTCAATGTTCAGAAGGCAGAGCTAGAGGCGGCGGGTTGCGTCTTGGTGAGATGGAGAGAGATTGCTTTATTGGACATGGTTCTGCATTATTCCTAAAAGAAAAAATGTTAGATTGTGCAGATAATTATCGTGTATTTATATGCAAAGATTGTGGTATGATTGCAAATGTAAATCCCGAAAAGGATATTTATAATTGTACTCATTGTAAAAATGCAACTGATATTGTTCAAATCCGTATTCCATATGCATTTAAGTTATTGACACAAGAATTAAATACTATGAATGTTATTATGCGATATATCTGTCAATAAATAAAAAAAATATGATTTATTTTTATTATAATTATTTTTATATTTATGTCCCTATTCAATAATCAAGTGATATTACTTATTAATGCTATCAATGATAGTTCTTTATCTGATATTACTTATTGCCCATGTTTAGATCATCCATGTTTTGCAAAATTAACAGAGGCAATTGCAGACGAATATGGTTGCGAAATAATAGAATTAGATGAATATAATACTATTATAAAAAACTTGAATAAATTTATAGCGATTGATATATATATTGATTATAATTTATATGAAATATTATTTCGCATTCGATCATATAAATATTTAGAAGATATATATTAAAGATTATAATATATATTTCCAACTTTTGTTATATCATAAACATTTTTTATTCCACCATATGATTGTTTAAAATTTGTAAATGGTTCTATATTGGCATTACTTGACGAATTTAAATATTTAAGGATATCTGCCATATTACTCGACATTTCTGCAGATGTTATTGTTGGTTCTGTATTTGCAATTTCACTTCGTGGCACGAATGGTACCTCCGTTATTGGCATGGTTGTCGTTGGTGGGATGTATGCAATATTACTTGTATTCTCTTGTTCATTTATAATATTAGTTAATTCGGTGCGAATGTTATCAAAATCCGTATAAGTTGTTTGCACAGATAAACTAATATCGCCACCAGTGGATCTTATTTTGTCTTCTGCAAGTATTTTTAATTCGAGCAAATTATAATATTTGTCGAATATTTCTAAAATAGCAGCTTTTGTTAAATTTTTTGTAGTTAAGATTTCACTTTCAAATTTAACATAATTTTTAGATTGCATAAACACTAAAAATAAATATGGATCATTTCGCAAATGAATAAAACAGTCTTTTAATGTCATTAAGAGACGTTCGTCGGGCGTTTTATTGTATAATTCTTTGTATAAATAAGTAATTTTTGTATTTAGATTTCTTTGAGCAATCGTTTGTTCAATGTCATTGATCGCAAGATTATCTTGTATTTTAATGAGACGATCATATTCATAAGAATTATATAATTCTTCAGTGAGTTCATCTTTAGATAAGAAAACTTTTAATTCTATTTCAATACTTGTAGGCGAACGATTCAGAATTTTTTTATATACATCAATTACTTCATATTCAGTACTCTTTTTATATAAATATGGATTATGTGGAATATACGATGTTGGAATTAAATCCTCGATTGTATTTTGGTTATATGAACCAACAAAATTTTCACTAAAATAAATATTATTATTGAAAATAATTATACATAAAATAATGATTGTTAATAATACGATAATAGGCAATATAATTTTCATTCTACTTTTAAATAATTATAATTATTCTATATAG